TTGGTGTTGGACGATAAGGATCTGGATTCTTAGTAACGGGTGGTCTACAATATCCCATTGATTTGGCTGCACCTGCGACTGCTGTCGCAACAGATGATGTAGCCATAGCAAATGGTTTAATCGCGGGTATGACACCCAATGCGTTTGATACTTTTGCCACTGCAGTTGCAGGACCAGATATCATACCTGTCTTATTGGCTTCATCAATCTCTGATTCCTTACCCGATTGAGGCACGAGCGTAGAAGGTTCTCTACTGGTCAAAACTGTGAGAGACATGTCCTCTGCCCACGCAAAAACAGATATGGTTACTTGATCAGAAGCACCATTAGCATGCTTCAAAGTATTCAACGACCGCAAATACATTCTTCCCAAATTTCTGTATTGCGCCGTGGGCACTTCCAAATAATTATCATAGTGGAAAAATGGTAAAATCAAATCACCCCCAGTTGACGTGGTGGGATCCAAAAATACATGAGGCAATTGAGATGTTTGCACAAGATCTTCCGAAATGAGCGCTGAATGCGTAGACAAAGTATCAAAGGAATCCATGGGCTGGTATGCTGCCAAAGCTCTACCATACTGAAATCCATTGCCATTAATGACAAGTTTCAAATGCAATTTACATCTCATCAAATTGTAATTGGCAATACGATTAATAACGCGTGGATTGCCAAAATACAATTCCCATGGATCAAAATCATTTGCCAAAGTCGTGCTAGTTGACCATTCCTTCTCATAGATTTTAATTGGTCGAGAAAAGAAATTTCCAAGTTCAGCATCTGTTGAATCTTGCAACATGCGAGTAGGATCCATCTCAGACAACACTTCATAGCTGTAAGATGGATTCTGATCGCGAAATGTCACATTTTCTTCTTTCGATTGTGTAGCGGACGAAGTAATACGATTGTCATTCGTGGTTTCTGTACCAGATTGGGGTTTAAACTTAATCTTACCCCCTTGTGTGAATCGAGGAATCACCACCCAATCAAATGTTGGGTGATCAAGCACCGAATCAGGATCCACTCCGCTTTGTGGCATCATGGTTTGTTGAGACACCGCATCCACGTGTGCATCAACTGTTGTGTTGTTGAGTTCGACCATTGGTCGCGTGCCAGTTCCTACTTCAACATTAGCACCTTGAAAGAATTCTAAAATACATTTACAATTATTACCAACCCCTT